CCTTGAACCTTGTGTTCAGGATCTCCAGAATCCTAAGAGCCCTGTCCCGCCATGAAGAGTCTACCATATACTCCACGGTTTCCAAGTCGTCGGCACGAATGTAAACAAGCCTGGCACCGTGCTGCTGGCCACGCATGCGGCTGATTGCCTCTGCGTATATGGCGGCTTGCACCTGATGCTCAGGCTTAGGGAGGTACTTCCAGGCATACGCCTTGACGGACTTGTACTCCCACACCTCCCGAGTATCGTCCACCCATTGGACGACTGCGTCGCAGTTGCCTGCGAAGTCGAGCTCTGGAATCTCGACAGGGACTTCCTCTTCGTACGACTTTAGAAACTCAGAGTTCCGAAGGCGTGAGTTGAGTGCGTCCCCGATGATGTGCCCACGCTCAAAGATCCTAAGCACGTCATCCCCACGTGGGTCGGACGGCTCTTCTCCGTGCGCGTAATACCACTGCTGACGTAGGCAGCCTCCCAATAGGGAGCCTCTCCACTTGGCAGATGATGGTCGATGCTCGCGGTTCTTGACCAACTCGTGATCAAGAAGCGCCCCTACAAGCTTCTCTGTCATAGCCCCTCATGCCCCGTATGTTAGACCCCCAGGGAGGAGGGGCGCCCTCCCTGGGGAGAAATGCCCGACTACTCGGGCTTCAATACCAGTATAGCATCAACGATGCTCTTCCAGTTGTCGTCGAACCTAATCGCCTTGTCATCGACGTAGGCTGCCGCAGCTGGCTTCCCCTGGCCTGAGTGGATCTCGTCGTACGGTACCCCCCAGGAGTCAAGCTTAACACGCATCTCTCCGATGCGCTCTTGCCAGTCAGGGAACTTGTCCCACCCACGCGATGAGTGGATGATGATCCTGTATCCGTTGTATCGTAGCCTGGTCAACTGCTCGATCACGCCGTTGGCCGGAACCCATGTTCCGAAGACATGCACGGCGATGGTGTCGTCGTAATCGACGCACACCGTCCGAGCAATCCTCTGGTCCATGTTCTCGGTCATCGGTGGATGCTGTTGATCAGTGGCTTCATCTTTGCGAACACGTCGCGCAGCACGAGGACGTCAGCCTCGCAGTGCTCAACGATCGTGCGGAAGGCCTGCTTGCCCTCCTTGGTGTGGCGTCGCTCTGCCTCCTGCCACAGGCGGACATCGAGCGGCGTCTTGCTGTTAGGGGTTCGGAAGTACCGTGAGATATTCTCAAGGCTTCTTCGTCCCGCCTTCATGTGCCTGCCCGTCGCGTACCACATGAGGTCGATGTGCATCTGGTTCCCCATCGGTCGTCCACCAGTCTCAAGCAGCCGTGCGTTGATGATTGGAAGGTCGAACATCTTGGAGTTCCATCCGACGAGGATGTCGTACTTCGAAAGCTCGTCAGCAATGGCTCGCACCAGCTTGCTGTCGTCCATCCATGTCTTGCCCTTGTGTGTCTCGAGCGACAGCGTCTTCACGTTGCCATGCTCGTCTGCCACACTCATGCAGAAGATGGTAGTCCACGATGAGTACGTAGTCTCCAGGTCGTAGAAGGCTAGGCGGAATCCCGCATAGTCACCCACTGGCTTGGCATCTACGTTCTTCGTCTGTGCCTGGATCTCTGGAAGCAGCGAGCCGTACCGCTTGTGCAGCTTCTGCGCCTGGTCCTTAGTAATCCCAAGTTGCTCCGCGATCTCTGCGAAGGAGAGCCCCTTGTCCTTTAGCGTTGCGATCTGCTCGATCGCTCCGTCATTTGCCATGTCTGTCTCCCACTACTGCGGTGCCAGCCACTTGGCATGACTACCGCCCCTAACCTACAGTACTTATCCACACCTGTCAAGGTGAAGACTACACCTTCAGCGAGCCAACCCTGTTGGTTACTGGCTGGAGGATGTTCGCCTGGGTACTGTTCATGGTACCCCCGCTCAGGGTGGACAGGGCATTCCTTGCCGCAGCGAAGTACTTCCCGCTGAGGAGCTGGAACTGCACGTCCTCTGAACCGTCAGGGGCATACTTGTAGATGATCCCTGACACGACGAATACTGTAGATACTAGGTTTGTGTATGGGTTCTTGTCTGGCTCGTATGGGGCAATGCCGTCCCGTCGTACGTTGATCTTGATGGCATCGCCAAGGAAGATGTCAGCGAATGGGTTGATGGCGTCACGCTCAAGCTGGACCGTCATGGCCGACGCCACGTTAAGGTCTCGCCTCTGCTCGAGGGTACGCTGGGACTCTAACTCTGCCTCTGCGGAGTCGAGGAACCCTGACTGCGCGTACAGCAGTGGGGCCATGCCGTACTCTTTCATGGACGCAGAGTCGTTCCTGCTTGCTCCCTGTAGTCGTACGCCTACCATGTTGGTGTAGGTACCTGTGAGGAACGGTGTAGACGCGATGACCTGCACGCTGTTGCGCAGGACTCGACCGTCGTACACATAGCGGAAATTCCCAATCTCCCCAGGGTAGTTAAGTTCAAGGAGAGCAGTGATGTTGGCATCGTCTGCGTTCATCGTCGGGTGGACGAACAGCTTGCTTCCGTCTGCTGGCGTACCATTCGCACGCCTAATGCCAACGAAGTTGAATACCGCCCTGTCCGGCAGTGACACAGCGTCTACCGTTACCGAGTCATTCACGTTCATTTGCTTCTCGCAAATGTTCCGCAGGAATGTAGTGACCTGCTCTCCTGACGTGAAGTACCTGATGGTGTTGCTTGGCCACACGGTACCAGGCTCGACGTTCTCAATCGTAGCCCAGTTCAGTCTGCCAACAGTAACTCCGTCAATGCTGGCGATGTTGAATGCTCCACCAGCATCTGTCAAGAACCTAGAGAAGATGTTCTGCATGGTCTCGTTTCGAAGAGCCATAGGAGAAGATGACTGCAAGGCCGTAGCGGAAGAGGAACTTACGATCTCTGTGCCGACTGTGTTGTTCAGTTTGACCACAGCATAGGCGCTGAACTCGTATGACTGCCCATCGACAGCAAGAATTGGGATCTTATACATTGGCGATGTCGGCATAGGGAAGTAGCTGATGCCTGCAACGTTGGTTGTCCACACATCCGTAGAGGATATCGTAGGTGCTGACGCTGATGACTTGTCGATGTCTGCTGTGATTGAACCAGACTTGTAGACTTCGAAGTGGAATGGGATCTCAACAGAGTAAGCGTCGTTTGCACCGTAGCACTCACCCCAGGCTGGCGACCATGCACGCACAGCGAATGCGATCCCACCAGGACTGCTCTCGATGATGATGTCTGCAGATTTTATTCTTGAAGACAGCGAACCAGCAGTGCCAAGGTTTGGATCGATTGCCAGGTTGCCGTTGACATAGTCGTAGAACTGTGTAAAGTCAACTGCAGATCCTGCATTGTCTACCCTTTCATACTGTAGATATCCCTTGATGACATACTTCTGGTTGGTCTCGTCAAACGTACAGTCGATTCGGTTGACGTCGTTGTCGGTTGCCTCTCCGTTCTTCCTGCTCTTGCTCGTAATGTACACAGCCTGAGGTGTTCTTGGAAGAGCAGGCTGGCCCCTACCAGCGTCGTTGGTTGACGAGTTCGCAACAAGGTCGCCAAGCGGCGACTGGCAGCGTGACTTGTCTAGATACGCCTTTGCATCCTGCTGGGCGGCGAACATGCCCTCACTGTCGTAGTTGCCGTTAGAAGAGTTGGTAATCTTCTGGAACTCGATGTAGAGCTGTGGACGAACTGCAGCCTTGGTGTGTGCGGTAGAGTAGAACTCAAGCCCACAGTTAAGCGTGTTCTCCTTGTCGACAAAACTTGCATTGCTCGTTGTTGTGCTCGTTGCTGCACCCTTACCGGTGGCCAGCCTAATGCCGTTGTTTGTCAGCGTACCAGCTTTCCACTTCTGCGCAATGGATGTGATGTCGATCGCAATCAATGTCTCGTTAGTATGCGTCCCGTTTGAGAATACCCTTGTAACTTCGTCGGTATTGGTTGCGCCCCACAAGTCAGATGAGCTTGGAGTGACATCTGCCCAGCTGCCCTCAGATCCTGCCGTAGTATTTGCCCAGATGTCTGAGGCAAGCGTAGTGATTCTTAGTGTCCTGGATGAGCCTGCGTTCTTGACCACGTGTCCCGACGGAGATGTGCCAGCACCAGTCATGTATAGCCTAAGTTCTGCCTTCGTGATAGTCGTTGCATCTGTCCAGTCAGACGATGCAGACAGGTCAAACTTGATGGCGGATCGTGACTTATAGTATGCAGATCCTGACTGAATGACGCCCCAGTGGCCAACTGGAAGGTGCTGCTCTGTATCGTTTGAGTTCCAGTCAGCAGCAATGCTGCTCTGGTTCGTTCCGCCAGTCGTGGTCCTGATTGCGCTTGCCGACCTGGTTGCGGTCAGTGTCGCTGACCCTGTGACAATTACTGGCTTGGTGCTCCCTGCTGGGTACGAGAGTGGGCTGGTAGCGTACTGACTGGCGCCGAGCACTGGGGTGTAGTGCATGTCAAGCAGGGACATGTAGTCGGAACCGTTGTACACAATCTCGTCGTTGGTAACGTCTGCTGACATGAGAAGCCCAGCCCCGACCAGGTTGTATGTGTCAGTGTCGTGGTTGAACCGCTCGATCTTGTAGTGGCGGAGTAGAGGGATGCATTGCTTGTTCGATGGGTGATTGATTGGCAGCGTCCAGTAGGCACCTCCAGAGTCGTTGGCAAATACGGCAGACCCAATGTGCTTGGCGTCGTAGATTACGTCGACTTCCTCGCCAATGCCCCTGTTTGCAGCCAGCTTGAACAGGCGTACCCTGGTGTGGCTTACCCCTCCTCGGCTCAAAGCCAAGCCTCCTTGAAGGACACGACAACGCTCGTTGGATCTGACGCCCCACCGATTGCTGCGTTGATGTTCTCGTACAGCACGGCAGTGACAGAGTCTAGTGTGGTTGTGCCTGGATAGACGAGGAAGTCACCTGTAGTTTCCTGATGGAAGATGCGCACTCGGCCCATCGTCTTCATCCTGTCTAGATCAATGGACCAGTGACCTCGCCCCACGATGAGGGCAACCGTGCTGCTCTTTCCACCGGACGACCACTTGACAGTGATCTTGGTGTCGCTTGCGTAACCCGAGCCGCTGATCTTTGCGAAGGATGGGATCGACCCACGGTTGAACTGACCAGTGTATCGATCATTGTAGTTGTACTTCTTCGGGTCTGGCATCATCATGTTGCAGGCAACGCGCTGGGCGTATCCGTTCATCTCGATACCAGTGGACATCGACCTGCTTACACCGTATTGCACGAGGCTGGTTGGCCTAATGCCCATCTCCATCTCGATACCAGTAGGATAACTATCAAACAGGACTCGCGTAGGCTGGAAGAATCGCAGTGGTCGGACCCCGTAGTCTCGCTCGTATCCGATTGCGTTAGGTGCGAGAGCCTTTGACAGCTCATCGATCTTGTCCCAGAAGTCCCCGAGCGTCTCTCCGTATACGCTCAAACTCATCTGGATTGTACGTGCGCTGATGTATGGCTCAGTGTAATCAAGTCCGTCCCTAAGGGCACGCTTGTCCACGTACCCCTCGACGTTTGCTGTGTTGTAGTTTACTTGCTCAAGCTTATATCCAGTTACAGTCTTTGGCCCACCGCGTACATCTGCAAGCTCATTGAAATTGACTGGCTTTAGCCTTGTTACTACTCCTGCTGTAACTGCAGTAGAAGCTTCACTAATGCCTGTGCTCGCATATGTAAACGTAGTGCTGCTTGGAATGGAGACAACTTTCACCCTTCCATCGTAGCCTACGTTTCCGCCAACATCCTCTGTTCCAGTGGAGACGGAGTCAACGACGACGATGTCTCCAACAGCAAGGCCGTGAGCAGTGGCAGTCGTAAGCTTCGCCCTATTGATTGGCAGGGTAGCGTCGGTCGCTGGGCCACGTGTCCTGAACGTGACCTTGCTAACCCTGTCAGAGATGAGTAGCTCTACTGCCTTGGTAAAATCCATCAGCCAACCTTCTTCACTTTGCGGATGCGCCCAACGAGGCGGTCAAACCGCTGCCTAGAGATGCCGTACATCTGGTTGATAGCAGGCACCGTGATATCTGTATTGCCTGGGTTGATCTGCCACTGCTGGAAGATAGACCTGTCTGTCACCATCCTGAACATGCACTCAGACTGAACGAAGTATCGTACAGCCTGCTCTGCGTCAGCGTCAAGGGTTTCGACAGTCCAGTTCCCGTAGCCAAAGATTCTGAGGTGGGATGTCTGCGCGTTGAATCTTGAGGGCTGGAGGTAGATAGACCCAGCCTGGATCTCCCATCCACCATACGGGCCATCGCCCATGCTTGGATGGATGGTGTCGACTACCTCGTACCACTGGGTGGTAGGGTTTGTCTTAATCACGTTCTTAAGGCAGTCGATTCGGTAGATGGTATCGAAGCCAGACGGCATCGCAACGGTTGCGACGTGGGTGCTGGACTTGATGTCTGGGAGGGCAACTACCGTGACGAGCTCTCGTGGGTATGCCCTTGATACCTCAGAGAGCGCGAGCTCTACAAGGTCTGTGAGTTCCTGTGTGGTGAATGCGCGGTCATACCCGTCAGACGTACCAGTGTCCCTGGTATCCCGCCTGATCTTCGTGATGAGCGTGTCGATAGCTGCCATATGTCTCCTTACCCCTTACCCCAGGGCCGAAGCCCTGGGGTTTGGGAACTCTATTACAGAGCGGTTGCGCGGGTCTCCAGGCGCAGGTAACGAACCTGACCGAGAGATGTCTGCGGAACCTTGTTCTCGACAAGACCAGCAAGGCCAGTGGCCGAGGTCGTGCCTGAGTTTGCCACGGTGACCGTGAAGGTCGTGGACGACGGAACGGTGGCAACCGTGAGGGCGCCGACCGAGCTGAAGTTCACAAGGGCGTCAACGTCCTGGAACTTGACCGTCTCACCAACGAACAAGCCGTGAGGGCCAGCCGTGGTGATTGTTGCCGTGGTCGTGCTACGAGCAAACGTAGTCACAACCGCAGCCTTGTCTCGACCGCTGTACTCGCTGACAGCAGCCTCGCCCATGATCATAGCGCCGAAGCGGAGCTTATAACCAATGAGTGCGCGCTGGCTGAGCGGGTCGGTGTGGTCGCCACCTGGGGCAACGAAGTACGTCTGCATCGTCTGTGAGTCACCGACGACGAATGCGTCAGGACCAAAGAAGAGTGCGGAGTAAATCGTCTGGCCGTCCTGGGTCCACGTCTTCGCGCCGTTGGCAACGAGGAAGCGAACGCCAGAGTAGGCGCCGATCTCACCGTTCAGCATATCGAGCGGCTGGGTGTACTTCGTGGCCTCGAGGAAGCCGTGTCCCGAAGTATCCGTCAGCAGGTCGTATTGCTGATTTGGGTGAATGATGCAGCGATAGAACCCATCCGGGAACGGAGGGATGTTTGCTGCCTTGAGGCGAGCGACGGCCTTCTTGACTTCAAGACCATTGAGCTTGTAGTCCTGGCGTGCAGCACCCTCAGCAATGTTGCTGACGGTTGCAGCGGCAAGACCAGCTCGGGTCGTGATGCTCGAGGAGGTCGACTGAGCCTGTGCGTAGTAAACGCGAGCCGTGCCTGCGTTCATTACGTCTCGAACGATCTCGTCCATGGACTTGGCTGCAGCGAACGACACGCGCTCGGCAGCAATGCCGACCAGGTCGTGCGGTGAGTCAAGCTGAACGATGTCGCTCAGGCTCGTGTATGCACCGTACTGCTTAACCGAGAAGTATTCCGTCGTAACGGAAAGGTTCACGGTTGCGTCAGGCGTAATGCCTTCCTTCAGTTCGGTGAGGCTGTGTGAAATATCTGGGTAACGGACGTAGCGAATACGATCCGTGCCCTTGACGAACGTGCCCTGGACATAATTGCCTGGGAACACGTGCACCATGCGATCTCGGAGCTCTGTCGCAATCTGCTGAGAGACAAGTTCTTGAACGAGCTTCTGGTAAGCGTTAGCTTCCGTCCCGTTAAACGTGCCAATCTGATTGAGAGCAGGACCCGAAAGTGACGTAATTGTCGCCATTTAAGGTCTCCTTACTAACTTTCCAGCCACGGATTGCCCATAGCCTTGAGGGCTTCGACAATCTGGTCTGGCTTCATTTTGGTTTCCTTTTGGACTGAACGCTTCGGGCTGTTCGCATCCTTAGGAGCTTCGGTGGTTTCTCCACCAGTGTACTGTTTCATCAGAGCTTCGAACTCCAATGCTCGCTGTTCCTCGTCAAGAGTCCTCGTCTTCTCGGAGAACTCAAAGTACTTCGGGTATTTGCTCCGAAGCTTCTCATTCTCCGCGACCTTGCGACTCTCCTCAAGCTGACGCTCGAGTTCCTGGGCACGGCGCTGCACTTTCTCGAACTCTGAAAGAGAGGCTTCCTCTTGGGCAGCCTTCCACTTTGCGAGCTCCTCGTACTTCGACTGGAACTCCTCGGCCTGCTTCTTTGCAGCCGTGAGTGCCTGGTCTTTTCCTGCAAGACGACGCTTCCAAGTGGCGATGTCTTCCTGCTGATCAGTGGCCTGAGTATCGGCAACCTGTGCCTCAACCTCTGGCGACTGTGTCTGCGGAACTTCCGCGACTTGCTGCTCTGCCATTGCTTGGCTCTCCTTTACTACTAAGCTGGCACTTCCAGCTTATCTAAGCGTTGGGATATCCTGAGTGATGGACTCTTCTGGCCCACCAATCATTCCTGTGATCTCCTGCAGTGACTTGACAATTGTCCTGCCTGCACCGATGACACCAGTGTCAACCAGTGGCTTACCAATCTCTGAGACCAATTGGTCTGTAGTGAGCTGGTCGTAACCCTGGCGGGAGATCGTAGACATACCTCGGCGCATCCACCCTGGAAGCCCTACGGTAATATCCTCTGGCGTACCAGGGATAAGTTGCGTGAGGAAGAAGAGGTAGTCTGGCCTCTCCGTTCCCCTCTTCTCGAAGTCAGGGATGAACCCATTCTGCGAGAGGTAGTCAATGAACTTGCGGTAGGCTTGGAACCCGGCGCCTGGGGCAAGGGCACCGAACGGCTTCCAGAACATGAAGCGGAAGGTCTCAGGGAGAACCTTGCCAAACATGTACGAAAGTGGGTACAGTCCAAGGAACTGGTGGTTCATGGTGCGCTCTAGGAAGTTGCGGTCAGGGTTGAAGTAGTTGATCCTGTCCATTGCACGGGCAGTCTCTTGATACCTAAACTTGGCTGCCTGGAATGCAAGCTCCTCTGTGGCGTGATCGTTGAGCAGTGTGATCGCTGAGTCGTGCAGTGTCCTGCCGATTCGCTCTGCGCTCTGTGCAAGAAGCCCATCGCCAGACATGACATTGTTGATGATCGCGTCAATCCTGGTAATCTTCTCCGCTTCTGTCAGTCCCCGGAACGACGTGGAGTTGGCGGCAATGCGGTCGAAGATCTCACCTGTGACTGCTCCAAGGCTGTTGAACTTGGCTCCGTACCTTCTGCCGTTGGCAAGCGCCTTGACGACCACGTCGAACGCAGGGCCGGTGGCGCTGCTAACGCCAACCTTCTCATACAGCCTGCGGAGGATGAGCTCGTTGGTCTTGGAGTTAAAGATCTGTGAGCCAAGACCGTAGACAGACTCTTCCTTTACTGCGGCGATAGATGACCTAAGCGCCTTGTATTCCTTGAGAGTCTTGAAGTTCTCGGGCGACACGCCTCGTGCGGCCTGGCGCAGCTTCAGTGCTGCAACCTCAACGTCGTCAACAAGGGCTGCCAAGCGCTGTACATCATACCCACCCTGACGTGCTTCATCAACGACCTTGAGCTTCATGATCCTTGTTAGATCTGATGGCTTGTGTGCAAGTAGGAATGAGATGGACTCGTTGTCATCTAGGTATGAGGCAAACGCATCGACTTCCTGCCGCGATCGAGCAAGAGCAACCTCTGAAGGGCTTACTGCGAAGCCCCAGTTGGCTGGCCGTGCGTAGTCGAAGATTTCGTCTCCCCACCCTAGGTCTACTGCCCTTCGGTATCTGGAGAGCCATCCGGCAAACATGTCCAGCTCGTTAGTGCCGAACTCGTCGGCAAGAGCTGCGTACTCTGCTGGCCTTGTCTTTGCTGTGTCCTTGGCCCATCGCTGTGCGTACTCATACGCAGCCATGATGTCGCGCTGTGATTCCTTGTAGCTTGCGACTACCTCAACAGGACTTTCACCACCGCGCTTGCGCCTGTAGAGAGACTTGACAACCCCAATAATGCTTTCCTCCTCAAGGCCAGGCCTGAGCGTTGTTGGAAGTCCGCCTCGTGATGCCACTGCCGTACCGAACGACGCTTCGTGCATGTTCCGCGCAATGGCAGAGTCTCGCTCGCCAAGCATGATGCGTACATCCTGCGGCTCAAGCCCTGCCTTGCGAAGAGCCGTGGTAACCTCGTCAGTCCTAATACCTCGTGCCTCCTTAAAGAACGGAGACTCAACAATTTCTTGCAACCAGAAGAACGGGTTAATTCCGTACTTTAGTGTTGGGTAGAAGTTCTCTGTCATCTGTGCCACGAACTTGTTCATGCCTATACCTGGGATTCCGTTTGCCTTGACCTGTCCAGTAATCCACTGGGTCACGCCTGAGGTTCCGATCTCTCCAGCATACGCCTTCAGGAGTGCGTTGTCGATGTCAAGCTTTGGCAGGCCAGCAGATGTAGCTTCCTTAAGCCTTGACTCAAGTCCTCCGACCACGCCTCGATCCTTGAGCACCGTATCCATTGCGTTGTAGATGTCAGACTTGTTACCAATTGCGTTGACAAGACCTCGAACGCCGATACGCTTGGCTGCTGCTTGCTCGTTGATTAAGCTGTCGAACTGGGTGATCTCGTCTGGGGTAAAGTATGCACCGAGCGATACGATCAACCGCTGTCGGGCGGACGATGTGATCTGGCTCTGCATCACTGGAGAGAATAGCTTCCTAAGGTTGCTGGTAAAGAACCCTCGGTTGTACTTGCCGTTGAAGTTAGGCATGCCGTCGACAAAGTCTGACGTGATGTCGACATACGGCTCAGCCTTACTTACCGTGATTGTCTGTGCTGTTCCGTCTGCGTTCCTGACCGCCACCCTTGTTGGGACGCGCATCATGTTGTCGGCTGGGGCAATACCAATCCTGTAGCCAGATCTCCTGGATGCAGCGATGATGTTGTCAATCTCCTCTGGTGACCCACCGATGGATGCCCAGAATGCCTTGAGCTGTTGCACTTCGGTCTGCTTGGCAACGGAGAATGTTGCCCCGCTCCTTGCAGCTTCTTCCAGCGTGGCAATGACCTGCTGTGGGTCTACTGACCCCTTGGCCATGGTCACCTGGTTCCTGAGGTCAGCGAACTGCCTGACCGCGTTGTTGGCAAGCGCACGCTTCCTGGCCATGACGGTCTTCCCGGCATCCTTGTACGTGATTGCCACAAGCTTGTTTGCAATGTCCTCGGAGAATCCTACGGATACGAGGTCAGATGCATTAAGCTCTGCATTATCGAGCAAGGCAAACCCCTTGAGGAACCTGTCCACCTCTGTGTCGAGCAGGCTGTCGTTCCTGAGCAGGGTCATCCTCGTGACGGATGCGTTCTTCATTTCGCCAAGCGTGTTGAGTTGAGCGTCTGTGAGCGATCGACCAGTAAGCCTGGTGATCTCCTTGCGCACAGCAACCTTCTGGGCGTCTGGCATTGTAGCAAATCCTGCGGTTATGAGTGACAGTCTTCGGATGTTCCCTACACGGTTGACTGCGAATCCGAATCGAACGTGGTTAGCCCACGCCATTCGCTGTGCCAGCTGGCGACGGATGATTGGGTCAGACTTGACGATGCCTTGCTCGTCAAAGAACTTGCCCCCAACGATCCTCTGCTTGCCATTGACAATCGCCACCGTTCCGCCTTCTGTCCATGTAGAAACGAAGTCTCCAAACTGCTCGTCAGTTGCTCGAGGCAACTTGCCAGCATTGGACAGGTTCTCGTTCTTGGCTCGAGCGAGGTCGTCAGCGAGGGCCCTTACTGGGTCTACAAGAAGCTCAGACACTAGGCCAGAGTCGCCCATGCCAACGAGAGATGCCTCTCGTGTGACAGTGCTCATCTGCAGGTCTGCCATGCCCCTGGCCAGCGCCTCCGAGTGCGAGGTTGCGAAGTCTACGCCTTCCTTCTGCCAGTCCCTGCCACGTGCAAGGTCTTCCATTGAGGAGTTAGCAAGGCGTACGTTCCTTCTTGCCGACCATACGTCAACCTCTCGGTCAGCGTTAAGGTAGCGCGTACCGCCGCGGAACTCTGCTCCCTTTGCGTCAAGGTATGCCGAGACTTCCGACTCTAGGTAGAACTCTGATACTCCGTACTTGGACGATACGCCCTGACCGCCCCTAGTCTTGGAGATGAGGAACTGTGCAATCTCTTCTGAATTACCGTACCCGCCCTCTTCAATGATCTGCTTACGGGCTTCGTTGATATCAGCGATGAACGTGTCAGTCTTGCCCTTGGCTACCTCGTCTACGCCACCGACAACCTTGTCTCGGACGACTGAGAATGCAGACTGCTGGAAGCCGATAGATGCACGCCTCTGGGCGATCCCGGATGTGTCTTCACCAAAGACTTTTGCGGATTCGTCGAGCACATCCCAGGCCCCGCTGCCA